ATGAAATCTGGTGGTTCTATGTTAGCGAATCTAGTGGTGGAACCGAAATCGACAAATACATCGTTTATAACTATTTAGACCAATGCTGGTACTATGGAACGATGAATCGCTCTGCTTGGCTGCAAACTGGTATTAGTCAGTATCCTATTACTGCAGACTACAACAGCCGTCTTTTGTACCACGAAAACGGCAATGATGACGTATCAACCTCTACTCCACAGCCTATAAATGCATATATTCAATCCTCTGACTTTGATATCGGCGATGGAAACAATTTTGGATTTGTATGGCGTATGTTGCCTGACGTTAACTTTAATACTTCTACTTGTAATAATCCGTCTGTAACAATGCAGCTTTTACCACGATTAAACTCTGGATCAGCCTATAACAATAGCACTGATGTCACACAAGTTGTTAGTACGCAGAACTTTACAAATGTTCCAGAATATACCGTTAACCAATTTACGGGTCAGGTTTATACCCGTGCACGTGGTCGTCAAATGGCTATTCTAATTCAATCTACTGGATTGGGTACAGCTTGGCAGGTTGGTGCTCCTCGTATTGATATTCGTCAAGATGGGAGGAGATAATGGCAGATCCAGCATATCAAAAATATAATGGCGCACCGTTAGCTCCAACGCCACCAAACTTGCCTGTTGCAGCGCCAGCAACATACGATACGACCTTTGAGAACCAGATGTTAAACGTCTTGCGCCTCTATTTTAACCAGTTAAATAACTACACTCAGGCGATCGCTACCCCAGAATTTGGTGTTACGGCTGATAGACCGACAACTGGGCTGCAAACTGGTCAGATATTTTTCGATACCACCCTAGATATTCCTATTTGGTGGAATGGAACTAAGTGGGTAAATGCTAGTGGAACGGGCGTTTAAATGATAAACTTACATACAATTGCTAAAAAGGGCATATTATGAGCGGTGGAAATACAACATCAGAAATCGGACAAGGCCTATTAGGGGCGGGTCTTATTGCATCCAACGTTATGACTGGTGGCGCTGATCTACCATTAGATGCAGCCGTTATGCCTGCCGCTGGTGCAGATATGTCTGGAATCATTGCTAGTGGAGCAGCACCTGCATATTTGGGAGCTTTATCCGCTGGGACTGGAGCTGATATGTCAGCCATTGCTGCAAGTCCTGAATTATCCGCATCTTATCTAAGCGCATTGGGGAGTGGTGCTGGAGCTGGTACCGGTAGTTCAGCCCTTAGCGCAGCAAATGCAGCAGATAACTATCTACAAGCTCTTCAGCAAGCAAATCCTAATGGTCCAGACTACTCTGGCATCATTAATAGCGGTCAATCAGCTCAATATCTACAGTCTTTGAACAATGCTGGCACAGATGTGTATGGCAATATGGGTTCAAGCATGGCTAATTATTCCGGTATTGTTAACCCTACTCAAGCTGCTCAAGCAGCGCAAACAACTGCTCAAAATACAGGCACTCCTTGGTATCAACAGTATTGGAATAATCTAACCCAAACTAATAATCCCGGCGGCGGTATGAATTGGACTCAAAAAGGTACATTGGGTGCTGCGGGTATTGCTACTCTATTAGCCCTTCAAAAATCGGGCGCCATGAGGCCGAATTATCTTCCAAACTATAATCCTACAACTGCAGCATCTATGGGATTAAACCGTCAAATGGCATCAAATTATCAGCCTCAAATGGCTAGCCAATGGGGATATGCTACTGGCGGTGGCGTTTCTGTAGCTCCCGGTTCTGTATCCTCTCAAGGCGTAGCTCCGTCTGATCTTACACAGACAAGCACGGCATTACCATCCCAGCTTCAAGACCTCATGTCTCAATACGGCGTATCCCAACAACAAGCTACGCAGGGCATACAGTCCTTAATGGGAAATACATCCAAATCAGGCTCCTCATTCGCTTCTGGCGGTGTGCCACATCTAAAAGAGGGTTCTTTTATCGTTCCTGCTGATGTTGTCAGTCACTTTGGTAATGGTTCTACTGATGCTGGTTTAAGAGCTTTACACGGTCATTTAGGCGCCACTCCAATCATGGGTGATGGAGATGGTATGAGCGATGATATTCATACCAGCATTGATGGAAAACAGCCAGCTCGTGTAGCGAATGGTGAGGCGCTTGTATCTCCAGATCGTGTTAAAGAATTAGGCAAAGGCTCTACAGATGCCGGTGCTAAGAAGCTATATGCAATGATGAATCGTGTCAGGAAAGCCCGTACAGGGACTACGAAACAAGGTAAACAGATTAAAGCGGACAAGTACCTACCAGTATGATCGTTAAATCCGTAGACGTAGCTTATTGCGCTCAAATATGGCCTAGTATTGAAAAGTACATAGCCGAAGCCAATAAGTACGGCGGTGATGACTATACGTTAGATCAAGTTAAAGCTTATGTTTGTAGTGGTCAGTGGTTGTTATTAGTAGCAGTAGATGAGCAAGGAGCCATTCACGGCGCGGCAACAGTTAGTTTTCTGAATATGCCGAATGCACGAATAGCTTTTATTACCTTTATTGGTGGACGTTTAATATCCAATAAAGATACATATGCTCAGATGGTAAGTATTTTTAAGCAGCTTGGTGCAACAAAAATCCAAGGTGCTGCTAGAGAGTCTATTGCACGGTTGTGGAGTAGATATGGTTTTGAAGAAAGATACAGAATAGTGGAAGCAAAAATATGAGCATATTTGTATATAAACGGAAAGTAATGTCCAATGGTGGCGTAGCCATGGGTGGATCAGGAGGCGGCTCTAGCGGAGGTACCACTACTCAAGCTAATCAATATTCATCCATATCTCCTTGGGCTCAACCATATGTAAGCTCTATTCTTGGCGGCGCTCAACAGCAAGTATTCCAAACAGATTCTTCTGGAAATATTACTGGTATTAACCCTTATACAGCCTATGGACAAAATGGCGCTGGTATGTCTGCTGCAGACCAAGCAGCTGCTCAAGCCTCTGTAGCCGGATTTACTCCACTACAACAGCAAGCATTTACTGGAGCATCTAATCTGCAATTGCCCGGACAATATGGCACTGCTACTAATTTAGCATCTACAGCTGGTCAAGGCGCTTTAGGAACTGTAGGACAAGCTGGTGCATATGGAAGTATGGGTGCTCAAGCTGGAGCACAAAATGCTGGCTTATCCAATATGTATGGCGGTATGGGCGCTCAAATCGGTCAACAGGCAGCTGGTCAATCAAACATGCTCGGCGGTATGGCTGTAGGACAAGGACAACAAGGTGCTCAGATTGGTCAAAGCCTAGGACAGATGTCGACTAATCCGGGTGCAGTGCAGTCTTACATGAACCCCTATATTCAGTCGTCTTTAAATCCACAACTGCAATTATTAGCTCAGCAAACAGGCATTAACTCTGCCGCCCAACAAGGAGCAGCTACTTCTGCTGGAGCCTTTGGTGGATCACGTTCAGCATTAGCTAATGCATTGAATCAACAAGCCGGTGATTTAGCGGCTCAACAAGCTATTGGATCTGGATATAACACAGCCTATACTAATGCAATGAACCAAATGAATGCTGCCAACCAAGCGGCATTGGCTGGCAATGCTCAGGCTCAATCAGGAATCAATGCAGGACTTACAGCAGCAAATCAAGCAGGTCAATTAGGTTTAGCTGGAACGCAGCAAGGATTAACTGGCGCTCAACAGGCTGGTCAATTAGGTATCGCTGGTGCACAAGCAGGGCTCGCTGGTATTGGTGCACAACAAGCTGGTTATGGTTTGGCTAATACAGCTGCAAGTAATCTCGCAAACATTGGTGCTAATCAATTGCAAGCCCAAGAAGGTATTTATGGATTGCAAAATCAATATGGTACACAACAGCAACAGCAGCAGCAAAATATCATCAATCAAGCAATGCAGAATTATCAAACTGCACAACAGTATCCAATGACTGAGTTGCAACAGTTGTCTAGTTTGGGTTCTCCATACATCACAAAAGATGTTACTACAACTCAACAGGCTGCAGCACCTACTCCATTCTCTACTTATGCTGGACTTGGTATTGCAGGTTTAGGTGCAGCTGGTGCTGCTTCTAATTCTTCAACATCTGCTGCAAATTCTCAAGCTTTGTTTAATCAGCAAATGGCGGCTTATCAAGCGCAACAAAATGCTGCTAATGCTGGTGCTGGTGGTGGCGGTAAAAAAGGTGGTTCTGTTAAGAAAAAATCCATTGGCAAATATGCTGCTGGCGGTTTAGTTGAATTAAGTCTCTATAATGCATTGAAAGGCGCATAATGATTGGAAGCCTAATGAGCCGCATGGGTACGGCGCAGAACTTAAGTGTTGCTCAATTAAAACAAGCCGTTCAAGACGGAACTCTTCCTGCATACATTGGCGTTCCAATGATTCAGGATAAGATGAAGCAACAACAAGAAGCTCAAGCTGGACAACAAGCTCCTAAACAGCCACCAATTGCAGATCAAATTATGCAACAGGCTGGACAGCAAGAAGCTCAACGAGGTATTGATGCTGCACGTTCTAATCTTCCAGAGATGACTGCTGCTCAAGGCGGTATTATGTCTTATGCTGATGGCGGAGACTTAGATTCTGATCCTGAAAATCAAGAGTACGATGACTACATGCAAGAGCAACAAGATCTTCAAGATCTACAGTTTGCTCAAATGGCAGGTCAGAACGCAGAAATGCAAGGAATCGCTAAAGAGCCATCTTATGTTAATCAAACTCCTAATGCTGAACAAGGCATTAAGTATTATGGAAAAACAGAATTTGGAATTAAAAAGCCATCAATGGACAAATTGCTTAGCCATGTTCTTCAAAAAGAAAGCGGCGGCAAAGATTACGATGCTAAGGGTAATCCCTTAACTTCTTCTCGTGGTGCTAAGTATGCTATGCAAGTTATGCCAGAAACTGCAGCATCACCCGGATTTGGAATTAAACCAGCTAAGAGCGATAGCCCTGAAGAATACAATCGTGTAGGCCGTGAACTATTGGCTGCTTTAAGCGAAAAATATAAAGATCCTGAGCTAGCTGCTGCAGCTTATAACTGGGGATCTGGTAACGTAGATAAGTGGCTTGCTAAAGGTGGCGATAAGTCTAAGATGCCTAAAGAAACTCAGGCTTATATTGTTGGTGCTAACTTCAAAGAAGGTGGCATTGCCTCAGTTAAACGATTTTATCCGGGTGGTGTTGCAGTAGATGATTTTGGTAATCCAATATCAACAAGGGCTGGAACACCAGTAGAAACTCCTGTAGGTGGAGTAGATGAATTTGGAAACCCAATATCCACTAGAACCGCAGCTCCAAAAGTGACTACACCAAATTGGAATCGTCCAAGCATTCAAGATCTATTGGGTAAAGAAACTCCATCTGGCGTTGAAAGTCCTTGGGGTGCAGCAGAAGCTCCAGCCGCTGAAGAAGGCATTCTTTCTAGAGGTATTTCAGCACTTCGTCCATATGCTGGCAGAGCATTAGGGGCTCTTGGTCTAGCAACATATAGTCCAGACTTAAATTCTGATGAAGCTGCAATGCTTAAGAAAATTCATGCTAGTACAGATGAGGCATTAAAACGAGGAATTAAACCCGGAACTCCAATGACTGAGTTTCCAAAAGAAAGCGCATCTATTCCTATTGGCACAGGTCCTCTTGGTTTAACTTCAGGAGAATCTGTAGTTGAGCCAACTGCAACAGAAGATAATGTAAAAACAGTAACTCCAGCTCAATCTGAATGGGACAAGTATTTATCTGGCTTAAATGCTAGCCGTGAAGATTTGAAATCACAAAAAGAAGAGGATAAATATCTCTCCTTGATGGCTGCTGGATTAGGAATCCTAAAATCAACTGGAGATATTCAGCCCGGTAAAGTTCATACAGCATTTGGTGACATTGCTACTGGCGGTCTGGAAGGTCTTGGCATGTACTCTAATCTTGCTAAACAACGCGCTGCTCAAGAAAATGCTCTCAATAAAGAATTGGGTACAGCAATGTACCGTCAGGAAGCGCTTAAGAATGCAGCTCTTGGTAAAGATATTTCTCAACAAAATAAACAGGCTGAATTGGCGCTTGCTCAAGATCGTATTAATGAAGCCAAAAACCAACATGCACAGCAAAACTTCCAGAATGCAGTTAAATTGGTTGGTGCTAATCTGAAAAACAATCTAACAATGACTGATGAGGAAAGAGAAAGAGCAATCTATAGCCATCCAATGGTTGTTGCTGCTGCTTCCAAAGTACCCGGAATGGACTTATCTCAATTGAATTCTCCGAGCATTCCATCTGGTGCAATTGAAGCATTGAAAAAAGATCCTTCCCTAAGCCAACAATTTGATGCAAAATATGGAGCTGGTTCTGCGAGTAAACTATTAGGGCAATAAGTAATGGCAAATTATTTTGACCAATTTGACGCTTCACAAGGCGGAAATTATTTCGATCAATTCGATGCCTCTAAACAAGAGCAAGAAACCAGCCCACTTACAGGATCCGCTAAAGCTTCTATAGAAAGCATGAAATCGGATATGTATGCCCTTGCTGGACGTACTGGCCTTATGGATGTAGAAGAGGCTGAGAAACAGGCTAAAGAGCACGCAGAGAAGTCCAAACAGATTTATAAGCCTACAGAACAAGGATGGACAGAAGCGCCTCTAACGAAGGTTAAAGAGCTTTTCGGTGGGTCTATTCCTTACATGGCTCTCCCATTCGTAGCTGGTGCTGCTGCAACCGTTGCTCCTGAAGCAGCTATTGCTGGTGGTTTATTAACGACTGCTGACCTTGCTGCTGGTGCTATGGGCGTAGCTCAGTTCACAGGCTCTAACTTATCCCGTCAAATGGATACGGGTAAACACCTAGCCCAGACCAATCTATTAGCCTCTGGTGCTGCTGCTGTTCCTCAAGCCGCATTAGATGTAGTTGGATTCCATATGATCCCCGGAGTTCGTAAAATCTTCGGAGAAGCTGGAATGAAGATTACCGAGAAAGAAGCGGAGAACGTTGCTAAGACTGGAATTCAATCTATCGTAGGGAAAACCCTAGAGTATGGTGGTCAAGCTGCTAAGACTGCAGGTATTGAAGGTCTTAATGAAGCTGGACAACAAGTATTCGAACGATTACAAGCTGGACTTGATTTAACTGATGCAGAGGCTCGTCAAGAATATTTTGATAACTTCTTAGGCGGAGCTGTACTTGGATCTGTATTAGCAGTTCCCGGTCATGCTATTGAGAAATTAGGACAGCCTAAGCTACAGACTCCAGCACAACCTGCAGAGCAACAGCCTCAAGGAATCGTACAGGCTAATCAGCCTACAGCAGCTCCAGTTACACAAGCAGGATTAGGTGAAGTTAATCCTATTCCTAAGATCCCAGAGATCACGACTACGCCCACAGGACAGTTGACCCCCGTTGCTACGCCCCCAGCAACTGCTGCTCCTGTGGCCCCTACACAGGCTCCACAAGCCCAACCAGCACCACAAGCTCAACCAGCTGTTCAACCAATAGCTACACCTGCTCCCAAGCCAGCAGAAGCAAAAAAAGAATTGGTATATCACGGAAGCAATGCCATTGTTGATGTTCCAGATTTGAATATGTCTGGTAAGGTATCAAAAATACCAGAAGAAGGAAAAGCATTTTGGGTTACTCGCAATAAAGAATCTGCAAAAGGATTTGCACAACTAGCAGATGGAAATACTATTAACGAATATCAGATGCAAATCAAAAATCCTTTGATGGTTGATGTTCCGGTTAGAGATTATATATCTGGACAATATGCCAAAACCAAAGTTGATATGCTTAATAAAGCAAGATCAGAAGGCTATGATTCTGTCGTGTTTAAGCAGGCTGGACAAGGAGAAAAATTAGTTCCAGATGAAATTGCTGTTGTTGATCCATCAATACTTTCGTCAACAAGAAATACGTCTACAGAAGCGAAATCTCCTACTGTTGGTGAGCAAACTCAGGCTGCGTTAAAGGATTTATATAAACAGCAAAGTAAGTTGTCCAATCAAAAGGATGATCTGAATGTCTTCTTAAGAAAAGTAAAAATCAATACTAAAGATAGAGAAGATATGGGAATACCATCCCATGAGGCTAAGTATTATCCGGGCGTATTCAAAAATGATGCTCAACGTTTAGATGTATTAATGAATGATGCTATTGGAAAAGGAATTATCAGCGAAGCTGATTTAGCACATGAGCCAGATCCAGTAGAAGCTTTCCGTCAAATGGCTAAAGATGCTATTAGCGGATCAATTGCTAAGACTCCTCAGAACCTATCTAATGCAGCACAGATTCAGTCTATTCAGGATAAGATTGACCAGTTGGAAAGCATTCCTAAAGAACAGTACGGACTTAAAGCTGAGACTGCTGAAGAATCGCAAGCCCGTATTGCACAAGAAGAAGCTGATCGTAGAGCTCAAGAGCATGCTGATATCCAAGCTGAGATGGATGCATTGGCTCAACGTGAGAAAGATGAGATTGCTCAACGTAGCGTTCAACAAGCTGGCACATTCCAGTTAGGGCAAACCCCTATGGAGTCATTGACTGGTCAGCAACGATTAGGTCAGGATGATGATATTCCTTTTGAAAGACAGGCAGCTAACCATACACCACAATTTACTGGTGACGCAGAAGCATTAGGACAAACCCTAAGATCATCATTAAATAAAATGGGATTAGGAAATGTTGGACTTCAACTATCCGATTCATTGAGAGCACGTGTCAATGGTCAGATGGAAAACGTCAATGGTGCATATTTAGATAATATGATTGCACTCTCTCTAAACGGAGATGACATCCATAGGACTATGAACCACGAAGCGCTACATGCGATGAAGGATCTTGGGTTCTTTAATAATCAGGACTGGCAAACATTGCGAGATAAAGCGGTATCTGATTGGATGAAACAATATAAGATTCAGGATGATTACGGTCATCTTCCTTTAGATCTTCAGCATGAAGAAGCTATCGCTAAAGCATTCGCAGATTACAAGACTCAGCCTCCAGCAATCAAGTCTATTATGCGCCGTATCATTGATGCATTAAAACGTATCGGTAATGTATTGCGTGGTAAAGGATATAGGAACGCAGAAGATATCTTTAAATCAGCGGCAGAAGGTAAATTAAAGCCGACCAAAACAGCATCTGCACAAGCTAAATTTGAAAGAACTCCAGCATTCAAAAAATGGTTTGGCAATAGCAAAATTACCAATGAAGATGGTAGCCCTAAAGTTTTATACCACGCAACAGCTAAAGATTTGTCTATATTAAAGCCCGGTGGTTTTGATGTAACTATGAGTGGCCCAGCGATTTGGATGAGTGACAAAGCTGACATTCAACCAGCAGCTCATAATATTGGTTCTAGAACTCAAGCATTTAGAGAGGGCGCAAATGTTATGCCTCTCTACGCAAAAATTCAAAATCCATTAGTTTTAGATGATGATACTATGCTAAATTGGGCAAGAGAATCTTTTGCTAATGGAAGTAAAGAATTTCCAGAAATGATGCCTAAACAATGGGCAGATGCCGTAAAGAGCGAAGGATATGATGGAATTATTTATTCCACAACAGATCCTAATAATAAGCCATACAATGAAATTATTGCCTTTAATTCTAATCAAGTTAAATCAGCAATAGGTAATACTGGGGCATTTAGCCCTGAGAATGCTGATATCCGTTTTGAGATCAATAAGACGACTGAGAATCTTACTAAATTAAAAGAAACTCAGAAAGCTGGTAAGGTAGTTTCTGATGCTGCTAAAGGCGTATTCAACAACATTCAGAATGATGATTACCGTACAAGTCTTCGTGTAGCTTGGATAGATAAGAACTCTGGGCTAGCTAAAGACTTGGCAAGCCAACCTACATTTGATATGCATGGTCAGTTACGTGCTGATATGCTGGCTCGTGTACAAGATCAGATGACTAACCTTATTAATACAGGATTGCAATCTGGTACTCCTACAGTAAATTCTGACGGAACATTAGGCATTGATCGTTCTGAAAATAACTTGGCTCGTTCACAGATTCTTGCGGATCAGTTAGATGGTAAGATTTTTAAAGACGGTAAAGCACTATCTGGTCGTCAAGCAATTGCTGAAGTGGCTCGTATCTTGCGTGGAAGAGACATTATTACAGAAGATAAAGCTCGTAATGCTCAAGGCGTTCAACAATTAGAACAAGCCAAAGCATTAACAAAAGAGTTAAAGCGCTTACAAAAAGAAGCTGAAGGCAAGTTATCCGTTAAGAAAACTAAAGAATTCCTCAATGCAATCAAGTATTTGCGTGAAGAAGGGTACAAAAATAGGGATCTTAAACGAGAGCTTCAAGTAACTCCTGCTCAGATTAAATGGGCTGAAGAGCAAGTTAAGAATTCTCAAGTCAAAGAAGTATTAGATATCTGGCGCAATGTAAATCATTCCTTAGTAAATCTATGGGAAGAGGTTGGTCTATTTACGAAAGATCAAGCGGACGAATATCGTAGCCGTGATACCTATGTTCCATTGTTTAAGTCCATTGAAGACTTAGAGAACGGCGTTAATGGTGGCTATGGCGGTAGTGGCGTTAAGAGCGTTAAAGCAGTTAAAGCGCTTAGAGGTTCCGAAGCAGTGCGTAATCTATGGGAAAACATGGATAGACATTATGCGTCCATGATTGCTGCCGCTTATCAAAACCAAACTCGTAAAGTTGCTACGAATCAATTAAAAGCTTTAGGCGCTGCTGAAGTGGTTGCGCATGACAATCCTGATGTAAATCTACGCTACAGAGATCCTACCGATCCTAACGCAGATGCTAAAGGCATCGTGAGTGCGGTTATATTTAACCCAAATACGCTAGCTGCATTCCAAATGATGCACTATGAGTTAGGCCCAGTTCTCAAGGCTTTCTCTGCTACTACTAAGGTTCTTCGTGCTGGTGCTTTGATTAATCCGATGTACTGGATTAAACAGCTTATCCGTGATCCGATTCATGCTACTTTAGTAGCAAATAGCGGCATCGTTACGCCATTCCATGCCATTGGTGATTACGTCAATATCCTTCGAAGCGATTCTCCAGAGGCTCGTATTCTTGCAGAGCGTGGAGTTATTGGACAGATTGACTCTACTGTAGATATTCATGACTTCTTGAAGCATGTAGGAAAAGAACGTCAAGAAACAGGATTCTTAAGCAAAGCTAAACATAAGATCATGCAGATGCATGAGGCTTCTGATGCTGCTACTCGTGTATCCATCTATAAGAAAGCATTTAAAGAAGCAACTGCACAGGGAATGAACAAAGACCAAGCCACTAATTATGCGGTTCATAAGGCTCGTGAATCTATTAACTTTGCCGCTCGTGGTAACTCTAAAACATTAAATACAATTCGTCATTGCATTCCATTCGTATCTGCACAGCTAACCTCATTAGACTCCGTATATAGAGCTATGTTTGCACACCATCTTTCTGGAGCTGAAAGAGAAGAAGCAAAACGTGCATTCAGAAATATGGCTTTGACTATGACGGCGATGTCTCTAGCATATGCTTGGATGTATAGCGGAGATGATGACTACAATAAAGTTCCAGATACTGTCAAGGATAATAACTGGTTAATGCCGAATCCATTTGATAAGGGTTCTTTTATTCGTATTCCTATTCCATTTGAAGTGGGATATATGTTCAAGGTTCTTCCTGAAGCTGGAGCTCGTTTCCTGATGGGTAACAGTACTGGACGTGAAGTTCTTAAATCCTATGCTATTGGATTGACAAATAATATCCCCGGATGGAGTGGTGGTGGAACTGGGTTACCTCAAGGTTTAAGACCTATTTGGGAAACGGTTGCTAACTATTCAACCTTCACAGGTAGACCTATTGAAGGCATGAGCGATCAGGGTAAACCCGTAGAATTCCGTGGAGAAAAAGCTACTGAAACAGCTCGTTTATTAAGTCACTATGGATTAAAACATTTAGGACTTTCTCCAGCCAAGATTGATAATCTGATTCAAGGATACTTTGCAGAACTAGGAACTATCTCTAATCAAGTAGCAAGCCGTGCTATCTCAGAGGCTGAGGGCAAACCTATGCCTGCAATGAATATCGAAGAGATGCCATTCTTCAGAACCTTTATGACTAACCCTAATTCATCTAAGGCTGTAGCAGACTTCTATGAGTTAGATCATAACGCTGGACAGCTCTATACTGAGTTCAATGCTTTGAAGAAGGCTGGACAAGGCGCACAAGCTAAAGAGCTATTATCTGACGAGCAAAACAAGAAGATGATTGCTGCCGCTCCAATATTGCGCAGGATACAGACTCAGATGACTAATATCCACGCCGCTATTAATCAAGTTCAAGCGAATCAAAACAAGACTCCAGAACAGCGTAGAGATGAGATTAATAAGCTAGAGAAGCAATTAGATGCTGTAGCTCGTCAAGGGTATCAGGTTGCTAAATCAGCGGGTATTGAGCGTTAAGAGATCATTCTCAAAGAGCCATCCAATAGTCTTACGATGCGCCTCTTCCCAGATCTCTATGCGCTCTTGCTTGGAAAGCTTATATCCTTGGTCAATCTCGAAGTGACAGGCATGGCAAAGCGCCGCAACTCTATAGTCGTGGGCTTTGATTCCCTTTCCTTTTCCATCTCTAAGTTGATTCGAGTGAGCTGCCACGATTGTGCCGTCAATCCGACCACAGTGCTGGCATGGGGATTTGTGTAAAACATCCAGTAACTTCCTGTTCCTATACATTTATTTTTTTTAGTGTTATGATCGAGCGCATTATACAACACACGGAGGAAACGTGAGTAATTACTACCTGACAGATGACCAGTTCATCGAAGAGTGGTTGAAGATTGGCAGCCCAGAATTGTTTTCAAAAAAGCATGGGCTTGGTGTTAGAGCGGTCTATAACAGACGCAGAGCTATTGAAGCACGGCATCGTATTGAACTTCCTACACGAGTAGATACCAGATTAAATCCTCTTAAGAAACTCCAGCAAACACCGGGCCATGCGAGACGTGGTATTGATATGGAGAAAGGCCGTGTCATCGTATTCTCAGATGCGCATTTTTGGCCGGGTGATTACACCACAGCATTCAAGGCATTACTCATCATGATTAAAGAGTTCAAGCCTAAAGTAGTCGTAGCAAACGGGGACGTATTTGATGGCTCACAAGCATCACGCCACGCTCGTATCGGATGGGAGAAGACCCCTACAGTCAAAGAAGAGCTAGAAGCCTGTCAGGAGTTCTTAGCTGAGATTGAAAGGGTATCTAAAGGGGCAGAGCTTATCTGGACTCTTGGAAACCATGACGCTCGTTTTGAGACCTTCCTATCGGCTCAGACTGGTATGTATGAGGGAGTATCAGGGTTTACCCTTAAAGATCACTTCCCAATGTGGAAACCTTGTTGGTCATATTGGGTTAATGAAGATACCTGTATTAAACATCGTTGGAAGGGTGGCTTTGGGGCAGGTCGTGCCAATGCCCTTAATTCGGGCGTAAACATGGTTACAGGCCACACACACAACTTGGCAGTACAACCCCTTACCGATTACAACGGAACGCGCTATGGCATCCAAACAGGCACTCTAGCGGATCCTCATGGAGAACAATTCATTGCGTATACTGAGGATTCCCCAAAAGACTGGAGATCAGGGTTTGTACTAATGTCCTACGAAGAGGGTAGACTTATGCTTCCAGAGCTGATTCAGGTATGCGATGATGAGCGCTTCGAATTTAGAGGGTGTTTAAATAGAGTATGAAACTTAGTCCAGCCATCTTAAAGAACTTATACAGTGCTATTTACTGTATGAAACCGTTTGATCGCTGGCATATGCCGTTACCTGAAGAGATTAACTTTGTAGTAGATCAAGACCCAGAGGTTATGGGTACTTATTACTATGATGATGGAGGCGAATATGAGCACATCATTACTATTTCGTCACTAAAGTGCGGGCATCTCTCTACAGTAATTAGAGTACTTTGCCATGAATGCGTCCACATGAGTAGACATAAGACGCACCGCTGGACACATCACGATGCAGAGTTTAGAAGGCGGACCAAAGTCATCTCCGAAGAGCTGGGCTTCGATCCGCTCGAACTTTAATTACTTAGCTTTAGCTGTTTTAAAGAATTCTTTAGTGCTAGACAAAACTGCGTTCATCCAGAACTCGTTTACTTCTTTGATGCGCTCGCCTAATTCTTCGAACTTCTCAACTGTTTCTTTGTATTGCTTCTCAAAATTACCGTAGATCATAATGCGCCTTTCTTTACAATGATGTATCCCAAACTTTACAATTCGGGGCTTTTGTAAAGTATACACTACTTTTGCTGCAGTGCAACAATTATTTTTGTATAATTACGCCTATCTTAAGCCCGTCATTTATAAACCTAATACCATTGTTTTCAAGCATTTTGATCTGTTCTACTATAGATTCATACTTTGGACTAGCATTATGTAATTCTTGCCTTTTAATTGTTGCAACGTGCACGTTACACTCTTGTGCAAAACGCTCTTGATTCCATTTCAGCATTTTTCTAGCGAGCGTAATTTGCTCAATCGTTGGCAGCAATTCATGCAATTTCATGATTTAATTTTTAAAGTGATTCCAATTTCTTTATCACCCATAATAAAATGTACTCCGGAATCTTTAAATGCATGAATAATTTTATCCATTGAATTGACTCGTGGATTTCGTGATCCTTGCTCAATTCTTGCTATAGATGCAGTAGCCATTGAAGTTTTGTTAGCTAAATCAGCTTGCGACCAATCGAGTAATACTCTTGCAGCTGCAATTTGTTTTCCAGATGGAAAGTAACTAATTTTGTTCATTATTTCTCCTTAAAAATACACCTTCACCTTTTTTCTTGTTAATTAATTTAATGTTTAATCTTTTAAAGGTTTGGCTAATCTTCTCAATTGTTATAGGCCTTATGTATTTGCAGCTTTCCATCTCCAGATTCATAATGGTTTGTCTATTTAGGCCACATTCCTCAGCAAAATCCCCTTGAGTAAACCCCAATAAACCCCTTGCAGCAGCGATCTGTTTTCCTGATATTGTCTGTTTCATTTTGCCGCCATCATATAAAGACCCACATTACCAATAGCATAACCAAAGTAGCAAATAGCCATGCCAAGGTTGCCTTTGAGACCCTGCTCAAGTGATACGTAAACATATGCCACCCCCGTTACCATGATTAACCAGCTGCTCATGCTTTAGCCAGCCTCTTACGCATTTTGACGCCAGCCTTAGCGTTCTTATCCATTTCGATAGCCTGCTTTAATAATGACAATAATCCCTCTTGAACGAGCATTCCTAGACCTTCCTTGTCAAAAGTGACTGTAGCATCAGCAGAACCGTCTTTATTCTCTTTAACTATCTTTACCTCTATCTTCATACCTTTTCTCCATTAAAATGCAATACGGGCTTTTCTAGCGCTTCTAGAGCCCATTGCAGGAACTGTTTGATATCTTCCCTATCCTCGCCGCCCATCGTGGCTATACAGTGGCCTAGAGGCTTTCCTATTTCATTGTAATAAACCTCACGAATTTCTACATAGGGAATATCATTTTCCGACAGATCAACTAATCTAAGGTTCCAAGTCATGGCTTCCTCCTTGTACGCTTCTTAATCGCCACAATCCCTTCTTCCGGTTCTGGATTCCTGCCTTTTAACATGGCATCAGCTACCATCCATGCCTTAGTGATGTCCAGATCATCACCTCTAATAATTAACCCAACCATCGCTAGCATAGCGCAGGCATCCCGAAAATCCTCTTCATTCATTGTATTGTTACTCCATCTGCTGGTTTAGCATTAATTGATTGTCCATCGTACATATTCTCACAGTTCATCAGGAACACTTTTTTATCCATCTCCATATCATCGCTTATTCTGACGGCGATAAACAGCGTAGCAATGAGTGCGTCTACATTGCTAGCGCCGATCTCCTCAAGGATATCTCCTATTGCATCAACGATGTCATGGACTTTTTCATAGTCCTGTTCCGTAATACTGTACATTACATTTCCATTCCCTTAAGCTCATCAGCCACAATGGTATCAATATATTTACCTTTATAGGCAATATCTTTGATTCCAGCGATATTGGGTAAGGCTTTAATGATATCCCGAATAGCCTGATTGTAGCCAGACGTAAACGGGGTTCTGTCCTTATTTAAAGCCATATCAATACCGGATCTAATAATGGAAGATGCTTGACCCTTCTTGGCTGCTTCAACCAACTGTGCATGCTGGTCTCGTTCCAAGTAAACGCTGTAAGGGATCATGTTTCTTTTTACTTTTTCCATTCATCGAACTCTTCTTTAAATTTTAAGAATGCTTCACGGGCTTTTTCATTGCTCTTTAGTTCCGCTCTAGAGTCGATCTCGAAGAAATACTTCAACCACTCAGTACACTCTCCTTCGGTCATTACATTCTCATTGCAACGCATGTCAATGTATTCCCAAAACAAACGGTCTCGACACAACATGCCAGCCATTGCTACAGCAGGATGATGTTTCCTAAGTTCTTTACGGTCTAAAGGTTCTTCATTATCTCCTATACGTACCATGACAACTACGTATCGAGAGCCAACAAAGTCACGCATTAAGTCTTCGCTAAGCTCATCTGGGTGAACAGCTAAAGACAGCATATAGCCATCTTTAGACTGCTTCAATCCAGTTTTAATCGCTTCAAACTGAATGTTTTCCATTATTTATTCCTAGTCTAACCTCTAGATAAGTAATTAATACTGTTAAATGCTCCACTAATTTTTCTAGTGATTCGCATTGCTCCTTATAATATTTAAGGTCTTTCTTTTTAGTCATCGAATGGCATCCTTTCTGCTTTCTTGGCCTCTGGCTTCCAAGTATTTACCTTGATAGATAGATAAGCATTACCTGTTGAACTCTCACGGTTCCATGCATCAATCTTTACGGTCACAAGACCATTAGACTCATCCAGCATTTGCTGTAAGTAGTCACGCTCAAACTCGATCTTTCCCCACATATCAGGGGCTTTCTCGTGTTTCTTTTCCTTCGTGTTCCAAAGTGCGCCTGTGTTTGGATATTCGTTGCTCATGCTGTTCCTTTCAGATCATTCTTAGTTGTTTTAAATAAAGCGAAAATCTCATCGTACTTCTTCTCATCTTTTTCTTTGAGCTCTTCAAATAGCTTCTTGTTTACCTTGTAGATGTTGTTTACATCATCAGGTTTCTTAGCTAACTTGATAAGCATATTGACGGCCTCAACGGTAGCAGTAACCCAGTCTTCTGACCTTTCTACTTTCATCTGCCAAGGCTCAGAGTCATCAAAGAACTCTTCTGCTGGAGGAGGAGATTTCTTAGCTGGCGCAGTAACTTTCGGAGCTTGTTTAGTCTCCACGTTTGCTGTGACATTCTCACCAAGGTCAGGTGGGACGTCTTCGCCGTTGTAGATGTATAACCCGATACCATGCAAAGCAATCGCTTTAGCCAAGCATCGTTGCATAGCGGTGTTTACCGCAAACGAGTCCGGCTCCGCAATTGGTTTGTTACGGTAATCCATAACCGGTAATTGTGCAGTCCGAGCGATATCATTTGAGACCACGGTACAAAACACCATGACAGTACCGTTTCCCCATCTCTGGAACTCCGGATAATACCAATGGGCTTTCGGGTCAGCGAGTAAGAGCTGGTCAACCGCCCACGCCCACGATAAGTACGTAAGTCCATTTTTCTTCTCCGTGTATTTAGATACGTCAATCTTTCTAAGTTCTTTAAAATCCATATAATCCTCTTTTATTCAGGTACTGCAGTTGCTTTAATGTGAAAGGCGCTTGCTCCCTTATCAGGATCCTTCTTATACGACAGAAGTTTTAGATAAGAAGATGTTAAGCATTCCTTAGTTTTGCGATCATACAATGAACCAGTAACGATATCCATTAGGTAAACCCTACTGTGTGTTCGAACCTTTACTGGCGTCATTAATCTGACAGCGCAATTGAGTTGTGCAAGATAGATTGTATTTTTCTTAATCCAATCTTTCTTACGGTCTTTCTTCGCCCCCAATGGAAAGCAATCATTGAACTTAGCAAATGTGTTGTAGTCTTCAAGCACTAATAATTTCATTTTGGTGCCTCGTTCAAAGCAATTTCCATTAGCTTTTCTGCGTAGTGGATGACCTTTCTAATGTCTTCGACTCCACCTTTGTCTCTCCAACGGGAGATATATTTGACAATATTACCTTCAAGGTAGCCGAGTCCATTTTGAGTAATGTAATCCCATGGCTGGATAGAATGCTTAGCATAGTGCGTTCCTCCTACTTGATTATCATTTGCGCTCATCTAATCTCTCCACTTTATTAGATTTTGCTAGCACCCACTTGTCACCCATCGTATCAATGCAGTCCTGAATAGCTTGCTCATTACGGGCTCGCATTGCTTCAAGTTCTGCATCAGATATGCGACCACAATAAACAGTATCGTTCACTGGATGCCATTCCTTTTGTTGACCGATAAACTCTTGTTCAAATCTCTTCATTAATTTATTTAACATATATCCTCCTAGGCGCAAGAAATTGGCCGAATAGTTCCCTCAGAATCAGTATCCCAACAGCAGATACCACCATTACTATCTCTTACACAACGTTCTGCGGCGTAAGAGTTCACTGCAAACAACAATCCGATAATCAATAAGTATTTCATACTTCCTCCTTATATTGTTGATACTGCTTACAAAAATCACGAGCCATACAGAACGACTCGCATCTTGTTCTTTCTCCGGGACGGACTTCAATCTCATAGTCTTTCCCAAGTTCTGCTTGTTTATCTATAGCATCACCTTCGTGATTGAAAACGCTAGTAGCTCGTTTGTTACCGATCTTCTTGACTGCATATTGTGTCGGCTTCTCCCACATCTCTTCGGGAGTACATTGAGCGTAGTCTTCTCCAATTTCGGTCGCTAAAGATGCATTAGAGTGAAAGTGAATTCGCTTCTTAATAAAGTGCTCTCTATCCTCCATGCTCCATAAGGTAATAGGAATGACTTTAACGGGCGCTTCAGGATATTCAAACTTATGATCTGCATCCCTACGGCTCCAATCACGAATGATCGCTACGATCTCTAATGCTTTAACAGGCTTACCCTTGATCTTCTCAACGAGCCACGCATACATATTGAGTTGCTGTTCCCAGTCAGACTTATCATGCATGACAGCCCATACTCCAACGGTCTTATAGTCGGAGATAATGATAGATCCATCTTCTTCACGTTGAAGGTCAATAGCGCCTGATATATCCCAGCCATCTACATGAGCATGGATACGCTCTTCAATGGTGTGATGGTCATCCTTACCAAGCTCTAGAACCGCATGGACAGCAGTTCCAAAGATAGACCAAATCTTATCAGCTACGTCTTCTTCTAATTCGTCCCAATGTTTCTTCCGCAATTGCACTAGCTGAGGCGGCGAGATCAGTTCTGTTACGGACAGATCTGCTTTCCCCTTCGTATACTTCGATCTCGATAGGACGTTCAGAAACGTCTTCGGTAAGTTGTATTTGTTTGTTATCTTCATATTCTTTCCTCATTCCATCCGTGAATAGTTTATTTCTATGTGTTATTTGGTAAATCATCCTCTCACTACATACTTTCCAACATTCCCTCCAAATCCGTATTGCTGTATCGTCCTGCCATACTACGTTCGGAAATGTTTCGTGGAACATATCGTCACATTTACTCACCGAGCACCTCAATCATGTTATCAATGATGCCTTCGAGTTGTTTGGCCTCTGCGGTGATCTCACCAGCTACATCACGTGCCAGCTTGAAGTTGCGCTTAAGTAATGCCTCGTGAGCTTTCTTTACATAAGCGTTGATGTACAGCAATGATTCTGAATAATCCATATATCCTCTCTTTGTTAAACTGCAATCCGAAGTGTAGAATATCAAGGTAAATTTCTAATGTCAATAGGTCATACCCATATAAAATAATGTCAGTAACTTTAGAACTTCCTTACCCTCCTAGCGTGAACGCATATTGGATGGCATCTGGTCACCGGCGCTACATATCTAAGCGCGGTACAGAGTTTAAGAAAGCTGTAGCAGAAGCCTGCATAGGGTTGCCAAGCTTTGGGGATCAGCCCGTAGAACTGTCAGTAATCCTCCATCCAAGAGATAAGCGACTAATGGATATAGATAACTGTGGAAAGGCAATATGCGATTCATTACAAGGGTATCTGTACGAAGACGATCAGCAAGTCTGGAAGCTGACTATTGAACGTGCCGAAAAGATTAAGGGCGGAGGATGCGTAGTGACCATCAAGGAATATCATAAACATGAATAGACTGTAGCAAAGTCAATTCATCACTTAAGTCATGAATATATTTGTTTAGGTGCGTGATGCACCAATTTGTTGATGGGTGACACAATAAAAAACTGAAAAACTAGAAAAACTGAAAAACTGGGAAACTGGGGACGATGAAAAGTTACCTTAAATCAGCTATTTCAGGGTATTGACAGAACTAGATTTAGTAGGTGAGCAAATAAATTCCCCTAAATGTTGATTTATGTGTATACTTCACTTGCGGGTTTCTTCATTTCCCGCTCCTCCATGCACACATCCTCCGTGCACTCAAAACTCCGGGCTTAATCCACCCGGAGTTTTTCTTTTGGTTGGCAACGTTGCCAGATGACTTAAACTACATTAACAATTGTCTATAAGTTATTGATTCTAAAGGATATTTGGTTAAATTGGCATCATAAAGTACCTAAAAAATCGGCAATAAGTACAAAATAAATTGCACGGGTACAAATTCTTGTGTATACTTTCCATGCCGATAGGGATATTGGTGTATTATTCTAGGAGCGAAGGCCTTTTAGGTCTGTTATTTCGCACAACGTAAGTTTTGCCTAGAAGATTTACGCTGTGTTATATCCTAGAAATAGCAGATTTGAGAGGCTTTTTCTTTTTCTATCAGCCTAGCCCGTTCTCTTCGTGTTGTGACGGTAAAGGTGCAGTAAACCCCCTAGAAGATAAATGGTGGTAAAACACCCTTCCCTATCCGGATTGCTTGGATAGAGTGGAGAACCGTCCTGTAATGGATAGACCGATGACGTGATAATGACAGACCTAGGCACGACAAAGACATCGAAGCAATTGTGCAATAAACTCAGCAAGACTGAAAAAACACCTGTTCCTCATAGTAGGGATAGGTGTGTCCAAAATCTAGCAATCCTGAAGGAGAGATGATGAAATGTGAGTGCGGATTAAGTTTTTATAAAGTTAACTGGATTAAGAACAGGCTAAAAGGTTACTGTTCAGAAAAATGTAGGAGGAAATTTATAGTGGAAAAGTGGGCAAAACGGAAAAGTAACTTAGTGACATTGTTGGGGTAGGGTATGACCTATGTACAAAGTTTTTTTAAAGTGGTATTCTTGTCTTTAGTTGTAGTGTTAGTAGTAAACCTGATTAAGGTAGCGGTGGATTACGCTTTATTACCTAAAGTCTATGCCTGTTCAGAAGTGACGGGCGATGACCCAATCATGGTTCAAATGAAATGTCATAAATGGAGGAAAAATGAATCTAAGCAATGAAAGTTTGGATGATGCCATAAAAAGCATGAGGGATTCGATTGGCAACAGAGCTATCAAAGCCAAGCCGACTACTTTATTGGTGTATCCACCATATCTAAAAATGGCGCTAAGAATTCTTGGATTGATTAAGCAACCAGTACAAAAGGCATCAGGATTACGTAAACGCAAGAAAGCACTTTATTGGAGGAAAACAGTATGAGTTACGATAATTGGTTAATGAGTGGCGCACATTACGGTGAAGATGAGAAAATTTACATCGAGAACCGCATAGATGAATTAATGTATGAGGAGTTTGATCCATCTGATGCAGGCCATATTGCAGAAGCAATCTCTGAAGCGTCCGAAGACGATCAGCAAACGATCCGTGATTACATAGAACAAAAAGCGTGGGACAAACTTGGTCTTAAGTTATATGACATAAGCTACGAATACATGGAACGCTTTGCAGAATTAACGGCGCAACGAGAAGTAGAACAGGGAGCTCATCTATGAGCAGACAACCAGATGGCGCTGGAAAGGGCGATTTGAGCAGACCTCTAGGAGTTCCTATGGAGACGTTCGATAACAACTGGGATGCTATCTTTAAGAAGAAGCCCGTAGATCAACCAAGTGTAGAAGAAATCGGAAAGCAATTAGAAGAAAATGATAGAGCTAGACGAACTGATTAGAGTAGTGTTACCGTTGTTACCAAAAACACAGAGGATTAAGGATTATGAACTATGGAACGCAATACCAAATCTTAGACGAACAAGGCGAATTCATGCGTATTGTCAAACGCAAGGAGGAGGCGCTCGCACTCACCGCACTACGCACAGGCTGGACATTCATACGAGTAACGGTTAAAAGGCCGCAATATCAATTTGAGGAGGCTCCGTTTTGAAATCCCACTACTGCCCCGAGGAAAAAGGTGAGGTTCAATATGATGGTCAATGTAACTGGTGTGGAGAGAAAGAAATGAACGTAGACAAACTGATCATCGATTTGGAATGCACGGCCAGCGATGTGGAATACGGTGAAGGAGTATGTGATTGGAAGCTACTAAACGACGCCGCCAATATGCTTCGTTCCCAAGCTGCCCAACTGGAAGAATCCCGAGCAGCAAACCATCGACTTACTGAATTGATTACACTGCAACGTGAGCACATTGAAGAGTTGCGTCAAGAAATATACAAATTGAAAGGACAGTGATGAAAGAATTTGCCATTTGTTTTATCTTGTTTGTTGCTTCTTTTGGCCTTGGTTTTATGTCAGCAATCGTTAGCATAAATTTGGCATTAACTGCATTGAGGGATCAGAAATGAACGCTTTTGAAATGGCAGATAATTTATGTGTTTGGGCTGAAGATATTTATGGGGGAAACATATTTTTTAACAATGTAGCCAATATGCTTCGCCAACAAGCGGACAGAATAGCGGAGTTGGAGCTAACGGAAAAATCCGCACCAACTCAATCAAATGAACTTTCAAAAGTCCAATCTACATTAGCAAAATACGCAAAACGAGTTATGGAAGCAGATAAGAGAATAGCAGAGTTGGAAAAGCAACTAGCTTTTATGGAAGGCGAGTACCCCGAGCCAACTATTGTGGAGAAGATGACCGAGTTTGAAAGCCTAGAACAGGCTTGCAAAAGAATTGCCGAGTTGGAAAAGCAACTTAAACATTGGACAACACCTTGCCAGCCTTTATGTAAACCAAGCGTCTGTGACTGCATAACACCACAAACAAAGCCATTAAGTGATGAGGAAAGGGTTGACTTCACGGTAAGAATTTATAACTGCCGAACTGGTGCGGAAGCCCGTGAAATTGTTTTGGCAATAGAAGCTAAAGTAAGGGGAGAGAAATGAAGTTAAAAGATTGTTTCTTTTTTATGTTGGTTTGTTTTCTTATGGGTGTTGCTTTTGGCTATTTGTGGTTTGGAATAAAGTAAGGGGAGAGAAATGAACCACCAAGAATACACATTTATTACACCACCAAAACCAGTAGGTTATTGGATTTTATATCCACAACAAGGTGCTTATAAAACTCAATTTGCTATGTATTACAGGCCAACAGATGAGCAGATTAAAAATACAGAGGAATTACTTGGATGGGGATGGATTGATGAATGAGCACGATAGATCAAACTGAAGAATCACCACGCAACCTCATCAGCCTAAAAGACTATGAGGCCCGCAAATATCTACTACAAATCGAACTACTGAAATGGCAAAACCATGTTAAAGAAGCTAATACACAACATATCATTATCTTTGAAGGACGTGACGCTGCCGGTAAGGGTGGCGCTATTAAACGCTTTATGGAGCACCTTAACCCGAGGACAGCAAGGGTGGTGGCTCTTAACAAACCAACTGATGCGGAGACCAGAGAATGGTACTGGCAAAGATACATCGCTCAGTTTCCCCACGCAGGAGAAATCACATTTTGGGACCGGTCTTGGTATAACAGAGCAGGCGTTGAATCAGTTCTTGGATTCGCTAGCGCAACACAAATTGAACGCTTCTACGTTGAATGCTCTCAACTTGAAAGAATCTGGCAAGAAGCCGGCATCAAAATCATCAAATTCTGGTACTCTGTCAACAAAAAAGAGCAAGCCCGTCGCTTTAAAGAACGTGAAACCCACCCGCTCAAGCTCGGAAAGCTCAGTGAAATCGACATCCTCAGCCAAGACAAGTGGGAAGACTACACCAAAGCCAAAGACCGCATGTTCAAAGAAACCGAAAACTGGGTACAAGTCAAAAGCAACTGCAAAAGGAGCGCTAGAATAGCCTCTATGCAATATGTGCTCCTAAATAATGATTATTGGGGTAAAAACATGGATAATATTGGGGAGATCAATACCGCAATTTTGAAGGAACTATGATGGCAACAAAGAAAGAAACAATAAAAGTACCAGCGATTAAAGAGAAGTCAGGTAAAGTAGTGACTGCTCCGTCTAAAGCGTGGTCTCACGAGGAGCTTATTATCAAGGAGGGTAAGAAAGCGAAGGGAGCTAAGCATGAATTTGAAACATCTTCTGGTAAAATAGTAGATCGTAAGAAAGCGGCAAAGATCGCAGAGAAAGCTGGAGAAGTTCCTAAGAGCGTAGGTAAGAAGTTACACTCTCATGATCTCCGTAAAGCAGAGCGCATTAAAAAGTTAAAAGAAAAAAACATTAAGTAAGAGAGGATAAAAATGAAGATTAAGTTACAAGACATCACTATTGATGCGGATATGCAAAGCCGTGACTCAGTAGATGAAGCTATCGTTAATCAATACGCAGAATGTATGCAGGAAGGGTCTAAATTCCCTCCTGTAACGATTCATACAGATGGTGAGACCAACTGGCTTACCGATGGATTTAAACGCTACTACGCCTCATTAAAGAACGGCTATGAGGATATTGAAGTAGTCATCCATAAAGGTAGCCGTAGAGATGCGGAGAAGTTCTCTTGGGGCGTCAATGATAAGCACGGTCAACCTAGATCATTAGCGACTAAGCGCTTGATTGTTATGAAGGTTTTAGATGATCCTGAATACGCAGATCAACTTGACCGAGAGATTGCCCGTGTTACCAACCTATCGCATACGTTCATCGCCAATATGCGTAAGGAATTAAAGAAGCCACATCCAGTAAAGACAGAGAAGCCCGTTAAACTGAATACAGTAGTAGAAGCTCCACTTGAAGAAGATCATGTCCTTAAAGAGTTAGCGGATCTTAACAAAGAACTTCACGAAGAGAACCAAAAATACCGAGATCAGGAGATGGTTCTTACCGGAGATAAAGCAACAACATTTAGTGAGATTGAAGATTTACGTAAGCAAATCAATATCTTAGAGATGGAACTGACTGCTGTTAAGAATACTCGTGACCAATTGCAATCTAAAAATGCAGAGTTGATTAAGTCCGTCAACTACTGGAAAAAGAAATACGAAAAAATAGCAAGCTAGTAAAAACACTAGCTGTTTAACAATCGGGAAGTCTGTATCATTAACTCATGTTTCACGTGCATGGGGATACAGCTTCCCAGCCTTTTTTGGAAATAGAGATGCTTCAATTACGCCCCCACCAAAAAGAGGTGGTCGATAAACTATCTGAAGGTTTTGAACATCATCGTTGTCAAATACTATACGCACCTACAGGATTCGGTAAGACTGAGGTAGCTATGGCAATCATGCAAGAGGTTGCCCGTAAGTATAAGAGAACGGCGATTGTTCTAGACCGTGTTGTATTAGTAGAGCAAACCAGCCTACGTCTAGGAAAATACCATATAGATCATGGAGTTATACAACGAGATCATTGGAGAAGTCGTCCGCATCTACCAATTCAAGTATGCTCTGCTCAAACTTTAGAGAAGCGTGGAATCATTCCAGATATTGATCTGCTTATCATTGATGAGTGCCACGTTCAAAGACGCAAGACAGTAGAGTTAATTAAGAATAATCCTCATCTTAAGGTGATTGGATTAACTGCAACTCCGTTCACCGATGGGTTAGCAAACACTTATACCAATGTCATCGGCGCACTTCCTACTGGCGAGTTGATTGACAATGGCTGGTTAGCTCCATTGAAAGTCTATATCGCTAAAGAAATTGATATGACTGGTGTTAAGAAGGTAGCTGGTGAGTGGACTGGCGAAGCCGTAGCAGAGCAAGGCATGAAGATCACGGGCGATATCGTAGCTGAATGGGTTAAGAAAACCTATGAGATATTCGAGAAGCCTGAGAAAACTATTGTGTTCTGCTCCGGTGTCGAGCATGGTAGAGACTTAGAGAAAGCATTTAAAGAAGCCGGTCATAACTTTGTGTCTATCTCGTATAAGGAAAACGATGACTTTAAAAGAGAAACTATTGAAGAGTTTGCGAAACCTGATTCGACAATCAAAGGACTTATTGCCACAGATATTCTCACTAGAGGTTTCGATGTTAGTGATGTCCGTATTGGTGTTAGTGCAAGGCCTTTTAGCAAATCCTTTTCGAGCCACGTTCAGCAGTTAGGGCGTGTTATGCGTCCGCATGAGGGAAAAGAGTTTGGCGTATGGCTAGATCATTCGGGTAATTACCTACGATTCAGAGATGACTGGGATAAGTTATACGATCACGGCGTAGAAGAACTCAAGGATGGTTCTGAAAAGACTAAGAAAGAACCTACTCTCAAGGAAAAGAAAGAAGCATGCTGTCCGTCTTGCGGTGGTTTATGGACATCAGGCAATACTATCTGCGATGAGTGCGGGTTTGAACGCAAGAAACCTAATCATATTCTTGTAGTTCCGGGCGAGATGCAGGAATTACAGGCTGCCAATCGCAAGCTCATCATCAATAATCAGAAGTTCTACTCGCAGATCATCTACTACGCTAAGAGTAAAGGTTATAAAGATGGCTGGGCGTTCCACAAATATAAGGAAAAATTCGGCGTTGAACCAAGAGGGCTACATACAAATCCTGAGCCACCTGAACCAGCTACTATGAACTGGATCAAGTCAAGACTAATCGCCTACGCTAAAGGGAAAGCAAGATAATGGACTTCCAACAATTCGCAGAAATGCACGGACTCATCATTGACCATCTAGTTCACGATCAATGGGTGCGTGTGCCAACGACTGATAAACCTCGTAAAAAGAATGGTAGCTACATTTGGGATGGTAAGTCAGGTGCAGTAAAGAATTGGGCAGTCCACGATAAAGCGATATCTTATAAGACTAAAGAGTATCGTCCTGATCCTGAATTTAAAGCAAAGAAAGAGAAGCAAATTAAAGAACGTCAAGCCCGTCAGGAGAAAGCTAAAGAGCGAGCAATCGGAATCCTTAATGCGTCTGTCATCCAGCGTCATGCTTATCTAGTAAAAAAAGGATTCTCAGAAGGTAATGTATGGAAGGATGCGCTCGTCATCCCAATGATGATTGATAAAAAGATTGTAGGATGCCAGCTTATATCCCAAGATGGGACTAAGCGGTTTCTGTCAGGGCAGATTACTAAAGGTGCGTCTTTCACTATTGGTAGTGGTAGAGATATATTGACAGAAGGTTATGCCACAGCTCTCAGCGTCCACCGTGCCATTACAGAGTTAGGGATTAAGGCTAAAGTCCATGTCTGTTTCTCTGCTGGGAATATGCTGGAGATAGCGCAGAAATGTAAAAATCCCATTGTGATCGCTGATAACGACCCCGTTGGGATTCGAACCGCCAAGAAGATTGGCAAATACTGGGTAAGTGATGTAGATGGTGAAGACTTTAATGATGCTGAGTTGAGACTTGGCACTAAGTCTGTCTGCCAGAGTCTCTCCCCATTATTTAAGTGAGTTGAGATAGATCGTTCCTCGTTGGGCAATAGAGCATATTCTTACCCTATTGTCCCCGTCATCCATCCGTAAATGGATAAAATGATCGTCCGCCAGCGACTTAATTGTCTTGTGAAGCGTTGCCTGTCTTGCAACATTACTCTCCTCCGCAAGTTTAATTAAGTCCATGACGGCTATCTTTCCCCTAGAGACCATATCTAAAAGGATTTCTCCGTAGATCGTTAAGCCCATCTGCTCTCTGCGTTTATGTTGATCTAACGGTTTCATGCCGTCTTCCTTACTGGTTGAATGTCCTCTACTGTCCAATCATTACAATCTCGCATCATATATTCTGCATCTCCTGATATAGCGATCTCGTGCGCCTCGTCTTCGTTGTCTGCCATTACAAAACATTCAAAGTATTGCAGATAAGACCCTTTTACATAGTATTTCTTTTTCATACTTCCTCCGTTGTGCCACAATGTTTAATAGATTTAAACTCGTCCACCTTAATATCGTGGTCAATGTAATGATCTAGTTCCAATGGTTGCTCAAAATAACTATTTCCCAAAATGATATTTTTAGCGTCCTCCATTGTGTAGGCTTCTACTTCATACTGCTTCCATACCTTGCAGGTCTCAATTGTCTCAACTACATATATGTTTTTCATACTAAAACCTCCCATTCCTTTTTTCGTGCTGATATCGTGATGTATTCACTCCATAAAGTCTTTCCGTCTTTAGCTTTATAGGCGGTAATGCTTTCCCAATCAGGATCAAATACAAAATTAAAAGTCCAATTCTTTAGATTCCAATACCAATCGCCTGATTCCCTGATTTCATCCTCATGCGTCATCCATAAAATCTCTGCGATCTTTTCTAAATGTTTCTTAGTGCTCATGCTTCCTCCTGTGCTGGTTCAAATTTTGGGCAAGTGTATTCATCCTCATCAATGCTGGCAATTACAAATCCCTCGCCTACAATCATTCCTACTTCCAACGGTTCGCCGTCCATGTAGTAAAAGATAGATTCGTCCTCTGCGTCCTCTATCTCATCCCATGATCCTAATGCGATCTTTACATCATAAAAATCCACCGTTTTAGCCGTAGGGCTTTCAGGTGGACAAAACACTCTGCAATTTCTGTATTCGTATTTCATGCTTCCTCCTTTGTTGCATCTTCCCATCCGCCAATAACTTCGTCGTAGCAGTCTCCTGCTTCTAACTCTGCGGTCTTTTCCCATGCTTCTTCATAAGAATCAGCTTCTACTTCGTAAAAATAATAGATTGGTTGAACGAATTGAAATTTCATGCTACCTCCTGTGCTTTGTTATCCCAAACGGATTTATCCCATATCTTTGTGTTATATGACATATAGCCAAGTAGTTTGCCGTCCTTATATACGGCTGGGCTTCCCCAATTTCCTCCGCCTACATCATTCTCGTTCTGCCATTTACGAACCAATAAGCGCAATTCCTTAATATCTTCCGCCGTGATCGTGCGTGGCTTTACTCCGAATGGTGGCTTATTAGGGTCTTGTCCATAGTCAGGATTACCCCATACAACGGGTTTAATCTGATACATTTTCTTCCTCCATGTCCCATGAATCGTCTAAAAATACTCCGTCCTTCTGTCCTGTAATTCCTGCAAACTGCATCCCTTCTTCATCATATTCATCCGTAAAATTGGCGTCAGGATATTGCTCTGCAAACCATCTAAAGAATTCAACGGGAGGACACCAAGCTGTTTCAAAATAAATATAAACCTCATTAGGGCTGATATATTCATATTCGCAAATATTGGCATCCCATTTAGTCCCCCATTTAGCGATCTGCCAGTCATACCAATGCGTATAGCCGTATTTTTCCTTATTGGAAGCGTATAGCTTTTGCATTTCTTCGTCCCTCTCTGTGCCACTTCCGAAAAATCCCGCTTCAATCTGCAATTCATCAGGGCATGGCATAAGATCGCTAAATGGCTTAGCGTATAAATTGCCGTCGTCATCCTCATATTTAGGTTTAAAAGCATTGGCGAGCATCTGCCCGCCTTCTGTTGTGGTATCAATTACCAATCTGTTAATGCACCAATTAGGCATATAGTCCTCCGTCTGTCTGCCAGCGTCAAAAATGCCCGTCTGCCAAAGTATCGGCAAACAGTCCACCATGAGATAAATCCCATGCAAAAACCCTCATTTCTAAGGGTTTCTACCTAGTATCTATTCTGTAAAAAATTCTTCTTCTTTTCCGTTCATCGTTACGCCATCCAGCCAAGTTAGACCGATGGTGTATTCATTTTGTAAACAAGTAATATTCCAATATTGCTCGCCATCATCATAAAACCCTGTGAATACTTCGTATCCCTTATGATGCTGGAAAACTCGCTTACCTTCTGATAATGCATTTTTGATCTCTGTTAATGTCATGATGCCCTCGCTTGTGCGTATTCCTGTTTAAGTTTCTCAATGGCTCTCAATGCTCGCTCCCGTTGCTTCGGGTCTTTGCTCGCCTTAAGGATGTATTCTTGCCAATAGATAGAGTTAGCGATCACCTTCGGATGGTTCATAAAACCCCCTGCATATATTCATAAGTCGCTTGTATCTCTTGCCCGTCCATGTCGTATAGCTCCCGTTCGTAAAAGTGCGCCAGCTCTGTCTTACATTCTTCTAGGCTCATGCCGTCCAGCTCCCTTATGTAGGCTTCATATATTGCCCGTTGCATTTGTGATAGGTTCATTTCTATGTTCTCCGTCCGTATTCGTCAAATTCGTAGCCATTGGCTTCCATCATCTCGCTGATATATTCTTCTCCGTCTTGCCATTCCATATCGTTAATAATTCCCCGTTTGCCCGCTTCTATTGCATCCCTAAAAGCACTTAAAGCGCATCCCGTTGCTTTCATAGAATCCGCCATTGTCTCCAGTAGGTCGCAGTCTAAGCAATATCCCGTAAGCTCTAGGCTTCTATTGCTCTCCACTTCTTTAAGAGTTAAACCCCTAAAATGGTGGTTTTCTGCATCCGTTTTAATATATGAATGGGAATAGGGGCTTAAGGAATAATCTTCCAGCTTAACCCCAAATAGATCGCAAAAAGCCCGTATAGAGTCTATGCCCTCATCTATCCAAACATATCCACCTTGAGAGAACCATTCTCTAGCGGTTAATTTTGCGCTATCGTCTAATTCTGCATATTTATAGATCGTTTGCTCAATCGTTCTCATAAAACCCCCTTAATAAAATGAAGTAAAAACCCGCCTGTAATACTAAAAACATAGATAAGACAAATAAAAAGCAAAGTATTAAAAATGATCTCTTTCATAATTCCGCCTTTGTGTGTAGTGCGTTGAATGTTTTTAAAGCGTATCTATAAACCTCATCCCCATAAGGTATTTCTGTAATTTTGGATTCAATGTCATCTAAGAGCATTCCCGCCTCTTGTGCCGTTGAATTTCGCATTGCATCCTCAATCTGTGAATAAATCCGTCCTAATGTAAATAAGCTCATCTCAAACCCCTATAAATTGCGATAAATTCCGCTACTTGTTGCGCCGTCAAGATTCCCCTAGCGTAAGCGGTGGCAAGTGTTTTGTGTGTCCATTGGTGATTAGTCATGCTTTGCCCCTAGTAAAAAATTGACTAATTGCGTTGTGGATTTATAGGCTATAACTTGCAAGTGAGGATCAGTAAGCCCGTTTATGAATTGGTCTGCTTCGTCCTCTGTGCTAAAGGCTTGCACAATATCCTTATGCGTCCATGAGTTATATCCGTGCGCTAAATATAGTTTTTTCATGCTATCGCTTCCTCTGTAAGTTGTGCCAATGCTTCTCTAGTGCGTTCTTGTTCCCGTTCTGTGCGGTTTATGATGTTCTCTAAGGTGCTTCTGTAATGCGATACGGTGTCGAAGCCGTCTAATTCCTTCCACATAGCTTTTCGGGCTTGGTCGCTGGTGCTGAAGGCGTGATTTACATCTAAGCGGGCTACGCACTCGCCAAAAATATCAAATATGGCATAACGAAAACCCCGTTTTGTATTCTGAAAGTCTAGGAATGATGACTCAATGACATAAAACAAAAGCCCGTTCTCTGTCTCGTGTGCGCTACTGATACGGCATCCAAAGAAGCGCAAGTTCTCATTACTTGCCCAATGCGTCCGACCTTCTAGGTTTTGTTGTGCGTTGCTCTTGGCGTTGTATGACTTAGAATCATATAAGCGAGCTATTCCGCTTTTGTTAATAATCTCGGCTACTTGTTTGCTATCCATTTTTCTCTCCTTAGTCATCTAATCCGATAGAGTTATCATCTAACCAAGCCTGAAAACCCTCGTTTGTTGCTTCGTATATATCGCCTAATGCGCTTATCTCTCCGTCCTGATAGCGTAATCTTAGGAATATGTCTCTAGCTTCTTGTGTTGTCATTATCTGCTCCTCGTTGGTTGATCTCATCAGTAAGTGCATGACACTTAGACGGGTTGCCCCGTTTCGATCTTTATTGGATGATCCCGTTCTCATTTGTTGGCACTACTCCATTAGAGAATTTATCTCTTAGATGAGCAAGGAATATAGAAATATAGATATCACCTTGTAGAGAATCCCTCTCATATCCGTGTTTATCGCATCCTTGAAAAGCTCCATAGAATTGTGAGCCTTTAGTAAATCCCTTTACATCTGCTTTAGCGTTATTCATCGCCTCTACTGCTTGGTTAATCTCTAGCTGGTTCATGGTTCAATCCTTTGTCTATATGGTTTAGCGGTTCGTTTGCTCTGACATTATTACCTTGTTTTGATGTCATTAGGTTAGATACTAAGCCAGTAAATATAAGGCTGTCAATAGGTTTGCTAATCTTTTTTATAAATATTTATTAGATAGAATAGTTAGGTTTTTATCAAGTCTTTATAACTAAATCACTTACTGTATAGACATACAGTCTTTATGGGGTTATCATGTTCCCATCTTATACCCTAGTTATAACGAACCAATGACCACAGAGAAACCTAAAAAGCCCGCTATCAAAACCAAGCTCAGTAGATCAGAGATAAGGGAAGGATTAAAACAAATCCCTATAGAGCAAATACTTACTGGATCAGGTAAGAAAAGCACTCTCACGCATAAGCAAAGGGAATTTGCCCGCAATGTTGCACTAGGGGAAACTAAAGCCCAGTCATATAGGAATGCATACAAGAGTAAAGGCAATCCAGCTACAGTAGGGAATAAGGGAAGCACTCTATCAAAAAGGGATGATATACAGGCAGAGATCGAAGCATTTAGACTAGCAAATGAAGCAATGGAATATCTTAAAGCAGATCGCTTGAAGGCTCTTGTCATCCACCAACTAACCCAACACGCACTTAATGATGACATTCCACCAGCTTCTCGCATCAGGTCATTGGAGTTATTGGGCAAATCTGCAGAGGTTGGATTGTTTGTAGAAAGGAAAGAGATCACCACAATAAACAATAGCAAGGATGCCAAGACCGTTCTCATGGATAAGTTAAGGGAAGCTATGAAGCGCAATGCAATAGATACAGACTATTCAGATGCTCAATCCCTGCTGGATGAAATCAAGACCCCCAGCCCTATCGAAAATGGCGAATCGGCGACCCACTATACCCCGACCCCCCAAAATGAGCCTGCTGACCGTGGTCCAGATATGCATAATATTCCGCACACCCAAAATCCCCAAATTGAGCAAGTCCTTGATTCTAAAGACATTTCTCCTGTAGTGGCAACGTTGCCAGATGATACAAATCACTTTAACAATGATGCGCAAGTCGTTGATTTTAAAGGAGATACCCCATCAAATATTTCCCAAGTTGACTGGGTTGAATCTGTAGAAAACACCCCCCCTATGAAAAACTCAGAAAATTGAGAAAAAAATATATGAAAAATTTTGAGAATAAGATCGCCCTATTGGAGTCTCAGATTATTGTGAAGGAACTAGAACTAAAAGCGCTACGGGAAATGCTGCAAGCGTATTTGTCTTCACAGCATAAATATGAGGCTGGTATGGAGGATTGCGGTAAATGACTCTAGATGATATAGAGCGTGAGATTAGTTTGGCGAGATATTACATACGGATGCTAGAACAGCGCCGGGAACTCCTGTTGAAGATCGAAGCGGGCCACAAAGCAAGCGCTAGGATCCAGACGGAGAAGTTGATTGAAAGATGCAAGAAATGACACCAGCACAAAAAGACATATATATCGTGATTGAGGAGTTTTGGACGATGTACGGCTACGGGCCGAGCATTAACGAGATCCTAATGTTAAGCAATCGAAAAGGGCGCGGGAATATCCAAAGGATTATTTCTAGACTTGTAGAACTGGGACACTGTAAAAGAATCCCGAATCTGGCTAGAACAGTACGTCCTAAACACGTAAGGATCCGTGATGGACTTTGAATCAATCCTAAAACAACTTCCTAAAGAAGAGCAGGATGAGATTTTAAAAGCCGCAGCAGAGTGGCTAGACTCTGAAAGCATGGAGAATGGTCAGGAGAAGTTTCTTTCTTTTGTCCATACTATGTGGCCCGGATTTGTGGATGGACGCCACCATAAGGTCATGGCCGAGAAGTTTGAAGAGATTGCAAGCGGAAAACTCAAGAGACTCATCATTAACATGCCACCTCGACATACGAAGTCGGAATTCGCTTCCTATATGTTACCAGCATGGTTTCTAGGTAAATTCCCTAATAAAAAGATTATTCAATGTTCTAACACGGCTGAACTCGCCGTTGGCTTTGGACGTAAGGTTCGTAACTTAGTAGACTCGGAGCAATATGGCAAAATTTTCCCAAACGTTCGCCTTCGGGCAGACTCTAAAGCTGCTGGCCGCTGGAGCACTAATGGCAATGGGGAGTATTTTGCTATTGGTGTTGGTGGTACCGTCACTGGTAAAGGTGGAGATCTCGTCATTATTGACGACCCTCACTCGGAACAAGAGGCGGCGCTAGCAGCATCTGACCCTGCAGTTTTCGATAAGGTCTATGAGTGGTACACCTCTGGTCCACGTCAGCGTCTACAACCGGGAGGGGCGATTGTGATCGTGATGACTCGTTGGAGTCTGAGGGATTTAACAGGAAAGATCCTGAAAGCGGCTTTGGAACGAGATGGGGATGACTGGGAAGTAATCGACTTTCCGGCGATTTTGCCAACCGAAAAACCACTGTGGCCGGAGTTTTGGAGCTACGAGGAACTTTGTGCGTTACGCAAAGAACTTCCACTCAATAAGTGGCAAGCTCAGTACCAACAACAACCAACCTCAGAACAGGGAGCGATTGTTAAAAGGGAATGGTGGAACGAATGGGAAGGTGGAACACCACCTCAATGTGAGTTCATTATCCAATCTTGGGATACGGCATTTACTAAGAATGAGCGTTCAGACTACTCAGCCTGTACGACATGGGGCGTCTTTTATAAGGACGAAAACCCCAATGATCCCAACATTATTCTGTTAAATGCCTTTAAACGCCGTATGGAATTTCCTGAATTAAAGACTACTGCGTACAACGAATACAAAGAATGGCAACCAGATTCATGCATTGTGGAAGCAAAAGCATCTGGCGCTCCGCTTGTGTATGAACTACGCCAAATGGGTATACCGGTGCAGGAGTTTACTCCGACACGAGGAAACGATAAAATCATGCGTGTAAACTCTATATCTGACTTATTTGCCTCTGGAAAAGTATGGGCTCCTAGAACAAGATGGGCGGAAGAAGTGGTAGAAGAGATGGCTGCGTTTCCTAATTCGGATCACGATGACTTAGTTGACTCTGCAACCCAAGCATTAATACGGTTTAGAAAAGGTGGATTTATTAGGCTGCAAACGGATGAATGGGACGATTATGTTCCCAAAAAGAAAACCGCCTACTACTAATCTAAGTTAGAATCAGCATATTCACATAAGGACATATATGCCAGTTGATAAAGCAATATACGCAGCACCCAAAGGTATCGAGGAACTCGCCGCAGAAGAGTCCCCTTTGGAAATTGAAATTGTTGACCCTGAAGAAGTCACCATTAGTAAAGATGGTTTAGAAATCGTACTACAACCCGAAACTGGAAGTCCAGAAGATTTTGGATCAAATCTTGCTGAATATCTTCCTGAGTCTGTGTTAACGCAAATTGCTGGCGATTTAACAGAGGCTTATGACTCTGACGTAGCTGCTCGTAAAGACTGGATTCAAACTTATGTAGATGGTCTTGAGCTTCTCGGACTTAAAATAGAAGAACGTTCTGAGCCATGGGAAGGCGCATGTGGCGTCTACCATCCTCTCTTGGCTGAAGCGTTAGTGAAGTTCCAAGCTGAGACCATGATGGCGATTTTCCCAGCGCAAGGTCCTGTTCGTACACATATCATTGGTAAAGAAACGCCAGAACTGAAAGACTCTGCAAACCGTGTTCAAGACGATATGAACTTTGAACTTACGGAAGAGATGACTGAGTTTCGTCCTGAAACAGAGCGCATGCTCTGGGGTTTGGGATTAGCAGGTAACGCATTTAAAAAGGTATATGAAGATCCAATCTTAAAGCGTCAGGTATCTTTATATGTTCCAGCCGAGGACATCGTTGTTCCTTACGGCGCACCAGATCTAGAATCTGCGGAGCGAATTACTCACGTCATGAGAAAGACGGAGCATGAGTTAACTCGCCTGCAGCTTTCTGGATTCTATCGAGATGTAGATCTTGGTAGTCCAGCTAGTGTACTAGACGAAGTAGAGCAAAAGATCGCTGAAAAGCTTGGCTTTAGAGCAGTTCAGGACGATCGTTATAAAGTATTAGAGATTCAAACAAACCTAGACTTAGATGGTTTTGAGCATACTGATAAAGACGGCGAAATGACCGGCATGCAGTTGCCATACGTAGTAA